TTTCGCTTGTGGTCGATACATCATCACCTGTCTTTGTCTTGACAAGGCCGTCTGCTCTGGGTTCGCAGGACAGGGACAGAGTCTCGGTCTGAGGCTCAATGTTATCCTCTTTTGTCTGAGATCCGACAGAGGGTCTGCCACAAGAGCAGTTATACATGACATGTCTAACAGCATTGACATCACCCTGGAATTCGAACAGCAGAGCAAATCTGACCGCTTCAGCAGAGGTTGCTTTCTCTACAAGGACTCCATTCGTGTCCTTGGTTTCTCCAAGGACATTGATTCTGAACCACTCAGGGATGAGTGCCAGTTCAAGGTCACCAGAGTAACCATTGTTACCGGGGGACTTGTAATAGACGATGTCATCCGCATAGAATGCAGAAGACTCACCCTCGGCATCAAGGGAAAGAGAAACAGCACCGGGGATCGCATGAGGTTCGCCGTAGGTGTATTCTCCATCCGACTCTGTCTGGATTGCTACGTGTACATTTTTTAAACCGTACTTAATTTTGTTGGTAGGCATTATATAATCCTCATTTCGTACAAAACTTCGTACATCTTTTCATCTTCAATCCATGTTTCGGATTTCTGATAGAAAAGATTGTGATTGTCGAGTATCGTTTCCAAAGATTCTTCCAATGTCGGTTCTTTCTTGTCTGTGTACAGTTCGATGTAAAGAACATCTATTTTCTGGTACACTTTGTCATCAGCGCCGAAGTTGTCTGATTCTGGAAACAAAAAAATAAGGAAAGGAGGGTCGGGTGACTCTCCTTCCGCAAAATGATGATATGCGAGAGGAAGATTTGCCTCCTCAAGCATGTCTGTGATATCTTTGTAAGTCATTTTCGCAATGCCCTCTCTATATCAGTGAGCAGTTGCTTTTCTCCCGATTGTTCAGCAGGAGCAATGTGTGGCTGTCCGCCGACTCTGCCTCCGCCTCGTTTCGCATGTCCAAATTCAAGCAAATGAGGAAGTCCGGGCATCTTGGAATACACAGTAACCTCAAGGGATGTGGACGATTCGCCTGTCACTTTTGTTGCCCAAGATTTGTAATACTTGGGTCTTGACTTCGGCGCATTCGCCTGTGTCTCTTTTCTTACTGTATTTGATGCCTTCCGCACTGCCTTTTTGACATCTGCTGTTGCGGTTTCCGAATACTCTCTGAGAGATTTCATGACCGCATCTGCGAGTCCGTCAACAGATACCTTATCGCTCATTTTCTTTCCCTCTCGCAGTGAAATCTGAGGCTGTTTTTCTTCCATGCGTTCGGATTGATTGAGAGAATATTGTAGACATTCCCATTGAATGCAATTCTGTATTCGTTAGGAGCGACCACAGCAAGTTCGGAACAGTACCTACAAGTGAAATCATAGCTTTCCTTCACTGTGGTCTGCCCAATCTCTTCTCCTCCCTCGTCTCCAGAGGAATATGAACCTGTTGCCCAACAGGAGAAGTAATCCTCCCAAGTGTTGGTGTGGTTTTTATACTCATCAACGCTTGAGGTCTGTTTCTGAAAGGTAATTCGACTCCGTAATGCTCCGATTTCCATTAAAAGGCTGCCTCCCTTTCTGCTTGCAGGAGACTCCGAAGCTGAAGAGTGAGTCCGTTCATATCAGCATTTTCCCTATTCTCGTAAAGATAGGCGATTGCGTGATATGTTGCTGCCTGGATAACTGGATTCTCTTCAAGTTCGTAGTAACTCTCCTTCGTTCGCATGATGTTGAGAACCAACCTCTGTGCGGTATCGATTAAAGGAGCAATTACTGCATCATCCTCATCTGAGGAATCAACTCTGAGGTATACCTTTACGTCTTCGATAGGTGTGTACATTTTTTTGCTCCTTTTACAAAAATGCTGTGCGACAGGTTTCCCCATCGCACAGCCGGATCATGGGCATTATCAGGATGCCTTAACCTTCAGCAGCTGGATGCCTTCATGCAGGATGGTCTTGCCATCGCATCTCTTAGTAGCAATGAAACCGACCTGTCCGTTTGTGGAGTAGAGTTCGTTGAGTCTCTGGATGGTGATGCCGGATCTGTCAGCAATCCAGTAACTGTGGAAGTCACCGAATGCAACAGGAAGTGCGTCCGCTGCAACAGCAGGAGCATATGCGGATGTCAGCAGTTCATAACCAAGCAGTTTGTCAGGCTGTCCCATCTGGAGAGTAGGCTGCCACAGATATGCGCCTGTGGTAGGGTCTTTCAGCTTTCTGATGTCAGCAACTGTGGAATCCTTCATCAGGAACCGGGCATTCTTTCTGTAAGATGCCTTCAGTGAATAGATCAGGCTGATGAGATCGTCAGCAATAATCTTTCCTACGGATGAAGTTGTGACGTTGATTTCGCCACCGACAGGAGAACCACTGGAGTAGGCATTGAAAATGCCAGTAGGCTGCCCGGTGCCTGTGCCTACGCAGAATGCTTCCTCTTCAAGGATGCCGAAAGCACGACCGAATTCGTTTGCCAGATAGGATTCTACGTTGAACATGGAATCCTGGAGCAGTTCGATGCTAACCTTCGCCAGTGCGGTTTCCTTGTAGGCATCAACAGCCTTCTGAGCAAATGTAGGATTGCTCTCGGTGTATGCGCCATTCTCGGCTGTCCACTGAGCTGCGACATGAGATGCTGCGACAGGGATTTTACGTTCTGCGGATGTCTTGATGATGTTGGCAACTGTTCTTACCACATTGTTGTCATCGAGGGCAGTGACGATCTGCTTCTCAAACTCTGTGGGGACGAGGTAACCGCCATTGGCATCTACACCCTCAGACATGACATTGTGGACAAGGGTCTTGCCACGCAGATACAGGTTGTAGTCTTCCGCATAGTTGTCGGAAGAAATGCCCGTCTTCATGTCGGCCTTCATCGTGCCAGTGCCGGGGATGCTCTGGATGGGAGAGGCATTCCAGGACTTCATCTGTGCATCCATGCTCTCCTGTCTCTGGAGACGTTCGATCTGTGCAGTGTAGTTCTGGATGTCCTTTTCCATGCGGTCATACTGCTCTGCATCCTCCGCAGACAGCAGGCCATTGGCATCAGTGTGAGTATTCAGAAAATCTTTTGCGTTTTCCCACGCATTCGCTCTTTTTGCGAATAATTCGTTAAGGTTGCTCATTTGCAAATCCTCCTGTTAATGTGCAAGCAGATTCAGCCGATTCATCAACTGTTCTGCGGATACTTTGGTTTCCTCCGCAGGATGGTTACTGCGGAACTTCGTGATAAATGCCTTATTGACGATGTTCGGCGAGAAGGCAGAGGCACTGGCAGCGATTGCTTTTGTCTCCTCGGTGAAGAGAATCTCATCACAGAAATTCAGTTCTAAAGCCTTTCTGGCATTCATCCATGTTGTGTTGTCCATCATCCTTGAGAGTTTGTCTCTGTCAAGCAGAGTCTTTGTCTCATAAGCGTTGATGATGGATTCTTTGACTTCATTGAGCATTGCGATTGCGTCTTTCAGATCGCTTGCATCTCCCATGACCGCTGTCGAAGGATTGTGTATCATCATCATTGCGACCGGGGACATGCAGACTTTTGTTCCTGCCATTGCAATGACAGATGCTGCGGATGCTGCAATGCCGTCAATCTTTACTGTAATGTCGTATGGATAGTCCATGAGCAGATTGTATATCTGTGCAGCTGCGAAAACATCTCCGCCTGGTGAATTGATCCAGAGGGTGATGTCACCCTTTTCCGCATACAGTTCATCTTTGAATTTCTGCGGTGTGACTTCATCTCCATACCAAGTGCTGTCAGAGATAGGTCCGTCAAGGACTAATGTCCTTTCAGAACCGAATTCGTCTTTCTGCTCATTGCGTATCCAATTCCAAAAAATGCTCATATTGGATACCTTTCTTTCGGTGCTGTTGTCGGAATGCTCCTGATACCATTTATGGATGATTTTCTTCCATTCATCCTTGTCTGGTCTGGTATCGTCTTTTTCAAGGTTTTCGTAGCATTCTTCTTCTGTGGGGATGATTGGGATTTCCTCAACATCAAGGCCGTCAAGAATCTCTTTCACTCTGTCGTTTGGATACCGACAGCAGAACCACAATGTGTCAATAGCATCATGATATCTGAGAGATTCGACCATCTTTTCCCGAAGGAACATGACAGTTTTCTGTGCCTTGTGAAGTGTTGCGGAATGGTCTTTTTTCGTTGTGATTGCTCTCACAACCTTATCTCCATCCCAGATTGCATCGTCCTTTTTGGCATGTTCATCCACGTATGTGGACTTTCCTCCACAGGGCGGACCGTAAACGAGTTTTACTTTCATGTCCCACCCCCTTCAGACTTTTGAGCATATGCTCCTGCGTCCTTCAGAGGAAGCATGTTGCCGTTGACGAGATAGAGATTTCCGCCTTCCTCATCGGAGATGGGATTCATATCTTCCAACTCACGGATGTCATTCGCTGACAGCCATCCGTTCTGCCGTCCGATTGAGTAACCATTCATCCTCGATTCGTAGT